GTCGGCCAGCGTCAGGGTCGTCAGCGTGCCCGGCACCGGGACGCTGTTGGCGCCCACGCTGCTGACGACGGTGGGCCCGAAGGCGGCCCCGTTGACGCTCAGGGCGTAGGTGAAGGTCCCCGAGGCCCCGCCCAGGATGATCTTCAGCTGCACCGGCACGCGCGGCGCCTCCGAGACCGTGATGGCCCCGGTGCCCGTTCCGACGTGCGTGACCGAGCTGGCCGATCCGAACGAGGACGGGTTGACCGGCAGGCAGAGCACCAGGCCGCCGCCGGCCGCGTCCAACGCGATGGCGGCCGCCTCCACGAGGGGGCCCTGGCCGAGGGAGGTGGTCAGCGTCCCGGTGTCGGTGATGGGATAGATCTGTCCGACCACGCCATCCGAGCAGACGCCGATCTTGATCTGGGTGTTGGCGCCCGAGACCGGCAGCGCCTGCAGGCTGTCCTGCACGTTGATGAAGACGTTGGGGAGACTCATCGGCACACCACCATCGTCTTACCCTCATGCGGCGCGCGCAGCGCCGCCAGAAACTCTTCCTTGGTCAGCTCGGTCCCGATGACCCAGCCGTGGTGGAGCTGCGCCTGGCGGAAGACCAGGTACTTCTTGTTGTAGCGGGGCGCGGCCGCCCGGCTGACGACGCCGATCTGCATCCGGATCGACTTCCCCGGGACGTGCGTCCCCGGCATGACCATCTTCTTCCCCTTGATGATCTCGGGGAGGTGGCCGAACTCCTCGGCCCACTCCTCGACGGTCTTCTTCCCGTCGGGCATCTTGGGCGGCGCCGGCGGCGCGCCCTCGCGGAACTTCTTCACCCAGCTCATGTGCCCTCCGGAACAATCGGAATGGTGAGGACCTGGGCCGTCGCGTCCCGCTCCCGCGTCCACGGCAGGTACATGACGATCCCCAGAACGTTGACGATGCCGAGGCGCTGCGCCGATCCCTGGACCGTCGTCCAGTCCTCGCTCGCCATCGCGTACGACCCGAAGGTGACCTCGTGGATCGCCGCCACCAGGTGGTTCGAGAGCGCCTCCGTCACGTCGTAGTCCTTCGACGTGTCCGGGTCGGTCTGCGGGTTGGCGCGGACGTCCCAGACGTGCGCCTCGACCAGGAGCTTGCGCCGCCACAGCGGGCCCGGCGTCGGGAAGGCCACTCCAGGCGCGGCCTGGCCGAACGTCGGGGGGAAATCGGCCGCGTGAATGATGTTGCCGTCCGCCGGCCCGCGCTTCGGCACCCAGCAGATCCGGTGCGGCGCGTCCTCGATGGCCAGCTGGTCCAGGCCGAACCGATAGACCGGCGGCGCGATGGGCGGCGACTGGGCGGCGAGCGTCGCCGTCAGCGTCGCCTGGATGAGGCCGATCAGCGTGCGCAGCATCAGACCGCCCTCCCCATCGTGCGGCGCACCAGGTCGGAGGCGTCGCGCCGGAAGGCGCGGCCCCAGAGGCCGAGGCCCTTGGCGCGGTCGGGGACCATCTGGCGCTTGGGGATCACCACCCGCTGAGCGAAGGCGACGGCGCCGCGGACCATGAAGCGCAGGGCGCGCGCGGCGACCGGCACGATGGTCGCGCCGTAGTTGTGGGTCTTCGGGTGGCCCTGGTCGACGATGAGCTTCGATCCGCCAGGCATCTGGTCGGCGTGTGCGCTCGCCAGCATAAGGCCGTTGTTGCGGAGGGCCTCGCCGTCGCGCGAGGTCAGCTTCTGCCACGGGTTGCCGTACGGGTCCCGCTGCTCGAGGAAGCCGCTGGTCAGCTCGGCGACCGACGTCGCGCCCAGGACCTGGCTCAGCTCGCCACGGAAGGCGGGGCTGTCCAGGCGGCGCGCGCGCACGCGGAGGCGCTGCAGGGCGCCCGGGTTTCTTTCGCGGATCGCCATCATCAGTCCGTCGTGAACGGGCCCGTGTGCGAGGTCGACGTGGTCGAGGTGCAGGGGCTGCCGTTGAAGCCGCGCTGCGAGCTGGTGATCACCCGCGGCCGCGACGCCGGGCGCCCCTCGGCGGCCGCCGGCGACGAGTCGGTGACGTCGGGAGTGATCTTCCCGTTCGAGACCAGGTCCGCCCAGCCGAGCTGGTGCGGCGGGTCCCCGATGATCCCCTTGTACCGCTTCTCGATGTTCGGGTCGGCTCCCGCCGACGGGTTGAATCCCCGCCCGAACATCAGGTCGTACGCAGCGATGATGCAGGTGGCTCGGACGACGTCCTGACCCACCTGCACCAGCGGTAGCTTGAACTTGTTCCGGAGGTAGCCGTCCAGCAGACGAGACGCATTCACCAGCGCCTCGTTCTGCTGGGGCGTGCTGAAGCCCGACAACGCAGCCGCGTTGATCCCGGCGACCGCTAGGTCGGCGATCTGCGCGTACTGCGTGATGGGCGACGGCATGCACTGGTCTCTCTCGGTTACTTGCCCTTGCCGCCCTTGGCCGTGCCGGCCGCGTCGGGCGCGGGCGGATCGACCTTCGTCGCGTCCTTCGCGTCGCCCTTGCCGCCCTTGGCGGTGCCGGCGTTGCGGGCCTCCTCGAGGTCGGCCAGGGCCGCCTCCAGCTCCTCCTGCAGACGGGTGTTCTCCGTCTTGAGGTCCACGTTCTCGGCGGCGAGGCGCGAGACCTCACCCTTGGCGGTGGCCACCTCGGCCGCCGTCGCGACCCCGATGCTCTCGCCATCGCCCCAGATCGAGAGGCGCGACCCGGTCGACTTCATCTCGCGCAGCGAGCGCAGGCCGATGCGATCCGGGTCGGGAATCTCCTCGGAGAACTCCTGCTTCGTGCCGGGGAAGCGCTTGACCGACACCGCGGGCGGGTCGTTGTCGTTCGGGAGCTCGTAGACCTCGATCCGCTTCGGCTCGGGCAGCCACATGCGGTGGGCCGAACCGACAGCCGGGAAGCCCTGCGCAGGATTGCCCTGCACCATGATCACCGAGTGGACCTTGGCCTTGGCGAACTCTTCTTTGGTTGCGAACATCGGGTCTCCCTCCTGGCTGCGGGCCTCGGGCGGCCGCCCCGCCAGGAAGGGAGGGCGGCTGCCGGTTGGCTGACTAGGTGCTCGCGCGGATGGCGAGGAACGGCAGAGTGTAGCCGGCGGCGCCGCGGGCGTCGACGCCGTAGACGAACGTCTTCTGGTTGAAGACATTGGGGGACTGGGGGTCGATGAGCTGGAGCAGCTCCGGCGCGCGGCGCAGCTGGAACAGCATCGGCTTGATGCGATCCGTGCTGAAGAGGTACCAGGTGTTCGCGTCCGTGAGGCGCGGGTTGATGATCGGGATGACCAACCCGCTGTAGGGGTTCGGCAGCGCGGAGGCGGCGACGAAGTCGGAGCCCGCGATGTTCTTGATCGCGGCGACCGTGTCGCTCTCGTTGCAGATCAGCCGGGCGTACTTCATCAGCGCCGGCGGGACCATCAGGATCGTCGGCTGCACCTCGAGCGAGATGCCCGACTCACCCTTGAACGTCTGCATCGCGGCGTAGGCCGTCGCGAAGTTGTCCAGGTAGGTGGCCGGGTTGTTGAGCGGCAGCGCGCCCGACGTGGTGCTGTCGAGACGGTTGCTGAAGGTGCCCTTCGACGGGTCGTCGATGTCGACCGGGTGCGCGCTCGAGAAGAACGGCTGGCCGTCGTAGCAGAGGCCGGTGATCCCGGCGACGAGCGCCGTGGTCACGATGTCGTCCGGCCAGCGCTTCGCCGCCTCGCCGAGCAGCTCGATGCGCCGACCGAAGACGTTGAACTGATCGTCCTCGATCTTGTCGCGGTCGACGCCGATCGTCTTCTCGTACGGCAGGTTGAGCAGGGCGTACGACCGCGCGCTCACCGAGTCGGTGAGGCGGGCGCCGATCCACTCGCGCAGGCCGGTCAGCTCCCCGAGCCAGGGATAGAACTCGGTCTCCGTCCCCGAGGTCATCTGCTCGGCGAACTGCTCCTGGTACGTCTTGCGGCGACGATAGCCGTCCTGGTAGCGGAAGTTCGCCGCCTGGAACAGGAACTGGAGGTTCGAAGGGATGAGCTGCATGGGTCCTTTTTCCTTGGTTGGTCTGCAGCCCCCTCGCGGGGGCCTTCAGGTGCTCCGGTTCGTTACGCCCAGGTCACTCCGTTGCTGGCCTGCGGGAGCCAGCCGGTCGCGGTCCAGATCAGCTCGACGAAGTCGCCGACCGCGCCGATGGCGCTGACGGTGGCGAACTGCACCGGCGTGGCCGGCGTGATCGTCGCGTTCGGCGTCCCGCTCGAGGCGCTGGCGGCCACGATGCGAATCCGCTGACCGATCTTGGTCCCGTTGGCCAGGGTGTAGGCCGTGGTGCCGGTGATCGTCGCGATGACGATGTCGGAGGTCGGGTCGATGGCGCCCGCGGCCGCGATCGTGGTGACCTTCAGCGCCTCGGATCCGATGCGCGCAGCGCTGAGCGCCAGGGCGTTCAGGAAGCCGATCGTCATCACGCGCGCCTGGGTGCTGGCCTCGTTGAGGCCCATGAAGATCCCGGCGAGCGAGCGCGGCGTGGCGCCGCCGTCCGTGAGGCCGACGGTGTGGTCGTCGATCATGTAGACCGGCGCGTAGGCGTTCGCCTGGGTGAGCGCGTCGCCGGCGGTCCCAATGTCCCACTCGTAGATGCCGAGCGAGACGCGGACGATGATGTCGCCGTTCGCGCCCGAGGTGTTGTCGTACTGCACGGGGAAGCCCTCGAAGGGCATCACCTTGCCGATGGCGACCAGGCCCGGAACGGCCGTCGGATCGACGCCGTAGCCGGACGAGTCGATCGCGATGAACCCACCGACCGTGACCTTCGCGCCCGCCTTGAGCGGGACCTCGATCGACCAGGGGAACACCTCGACGCCATCGACGCCGTAGTGCTGGGTCTTCCGAGCCTTCGTGAGTGCCGACATATTGTCCTCTTCGCTTGGTGGTGGTCAGGAAACGTGGTGGGTGCTGGTGCTGTCCTCGATCAGGCGACCGCGCTCGCGGCGGCCGCGGCGTCGTCTTCCTCGTCGAAGCTCTCGCCGTTGGCGCGGAACTTCATGAACGCCTTCATCTTCGCGGGGCCGATCAGGGTCAGCGCCGCCTTCTTCTGCTCGGACGTCAGCTCCTGGTCGCCGAAGCCGGAGAGGCCCACCGCGCGCTGGCCGCTCTCGGTCTTGCGGCTGCCGTGGCCGGCGCCACTCGGCGTGACGACCGCGGTCTGTCCCGGCAAGAAGCTCTTCAGCATCGCGAGGCCCTCCACGGTGGTCTTGCCGTCCTTCTGGCAGGTGCTCAGCCAGAACGTCTTCTGGCCGGGCGGGATCTTCATGTCCTTCTCGATGGCCGCCGTCAGGAGCGACGTGAACTCGTCGTCGCGACCCTTCTGCTCGGTCTCGGCGAGCTTCGCGATCGCGACGTCGCCGGCGTCGGCCTTGAGCTTGACGGCGCGGAGCACGCCGACCATCTCGCGCGGATCCGCCTTGCCGGTGACGGTGGCGACCTCGGCGGAGATCAGGCGCAGCGCCTTCATCTCCTCCTCCTCGTCCTTGTCCTTCTTCGAGGTGAGCGCCGACAGTTGGGTCGAGAGCGCCGTGCACTTCTCCTCCATGCCGGAGAGGGCCTTGCGCAGCTTCTCGTTCTCCGCCTTGAGTGCCTTGAGCTCGTCCTCGTCCATGTCTTTGTCTCCGTCCTTGTCGGGCTTGGCGGTGGCCGCGGCCACCAGTGGATCGATTCCGTGCAGCGCCGGATTGTTGGTCAGCGCGCAGTTGATCAGCGACTCGATGTGGAGGGTGCCGTCATCGTTCTCCGTGTAGATCACGGCGGGCGAGAACATCCGGTACTCGCCGTTGCGGAGGTACCCGTCGGCGGTCGGCGTCCAGACGACCTTCGTCGCCCACAGCTCGCCGTTGCGGACCTCGGGCACAAACTGCTTCGCGGACGCCGGCGCCACGATCGGCGGCTCGGCGAGCGACATGTGCTCGTAGTCCATCATCATCGGCACCTTCCGGAGGGCGTACTTCGCCATCACGGACGCGCACGACGCGGCGTCGAAAACGAACGTTCCTTTTTCCGACGGGTTCTCGCCCGCGCGGAACATGCAGAACTCGGACGGAGGATCCTTGCCCGGCTCGACGTCCAGCGGGAACCAGGGACGCGCATCCAGCTCGACCCGCTTGCGGGCTCTGGTGGCTCCCTTCCGGCCGGACAGCAGCTTCACGAGATCCACGGTACGGGAATTCGGAAGGCTGAGAAGACAGCGCGCGGCGCGCGTCCGAGATTTTGCGTACGCGCCTGTGTTGGCGCCTGCTGACGTTTACTGTTCGAGCTTCACGCGCAACGCCTCCCGGATCGGCTCCGGGTAGCGGCTGTAGTCCGGTTCCCAATCGCTCCCC